GTTCTTGTCAATTTTCTAAATCTATCGTGATCATCTTTAAATATTAATATTCTAAAAAAAGCATCAAGTTTATTTTTTAAACTGTTATCTTGGAATGCTCTTAGAAGTAGTAATACGTTGTCATATGCTGTATTAAGCCTGAATTCTTCGTTATCTATTTTGATATAATTGTGGATGTCGTTAGTATAATGCCATCTTAAATTCATATTATTTCACTTCAAATGGCTTCTTGTAATTCGATTCATCAAAGTTAACGTTTTGTTTTTTGTTGATTTTTTCAACTTCAGGATTAATATAAGCATCTATGATATATGTAATTAGGTCTGTAAAGTCTGATAAATCTAAAAATTGAACGTGATTTTTATAACTTTCTTCTCCAAGTATTAATTTTGATATTTTGATAAATTCTGTTAAAAATAAAACGCCATCTTTGTTTCCGTTGCTTTGGTTCGATTGCACTTTTTCTGCGATAGCGTATGCTTCCATAACGTTACCCGTTGATGTGTTAATTTCTAAGTTTATCACTTCGCCATTTATTGTAATTGGCAGTGTAGGTAGTTCTTTTTTATTAAAATTAAATTGTTGATTCATTTTTTTCCTTCTTTCTTTCTAATCTTTAAAAAACAAATAAGAGGAAGTTTTCACTCCCTCTCTTCATTAATATGAAGCTGGAGTAAATGTCCACGCTCCATCGCTATGTAGTATAACTTCAAACCCTGAAAGGTCTGACGCATCTCCACCAGCTACTGATGCTATTTCAATTGAGCATGGTATTTCATAGTATGATTCATCAGGTAGAGTTATTTTCAATTTATTTTTTCTACTTGCTCCCCATTGTCCTACTAATCCCGCTATATAATCTTGTGCTGGATCCCCGTATACTCTTTTTCCTGTCAATGTTACTGTTAATCTTCCCGCTGTAACGTCAGAGTAACCAGCCCCACCATCGCTAATAAAGTATCCAGTTTGCACTTCTTCTTCGATAGCCCAGTCTAACGACTCAAGTCCTTCAAATTCAGCAAGTGTTGGAGTTGTTCCGTAGGTTATGTCTATTTCGATTTTAGTTTTATTATTTGCACTTCTTCCCATGTGTTCTCCTTCCTATTCTACTATGGCTCTATATAAGCCTACGTAGATATAATTATTTTCAAGATCTCTTGTTTCCAATTGATAAGGTTTCGTTTCAAATACCCCACGAATTAATCTATAGTCTTCAAATTGAATGTCTTGTAAATCTTCCAGCAAGTCATGAATGTTTTTAGCAATTTCTCGCGTTTCATTTTCTCGTGACGTTCCCCTAATTCTTATTAAAATTGGATATGTTGATTCTCCCGTTTTTCGATTGTAATTGTAAATTGTTGTAGGTGGATCTTGTCTCAATGTTATTGATCGTTTTATTTTTTCTGGCATTGAGCCGACAAATAAATTTTCGCCCAATTTTAATTGAAACGCCGTTGATTCTGTTTGTTCCACCAAATAAGCCACTAAATCATCGATTACATTTAAATACATATTGCCTCCTTAAAAACTTTTTAGGATTGTGTCCGAGTAAATTTCCGCCCATTTATCGCTATATCTTTCTGTGGCTCTATCTGTCCACATTGACTGTGCTTCAGAGTTGTTTGTTTTTTGAAAATTCATATAGATTCCCCAAAAAATAAACTCTACATACTCGTTTGACCACGAGACTATTCTTTTTGTTTCATTAATTTTTGATTCGAGTCTTGTTTTTCCCGTATCGTGTGGTACATATCTATCGCTGTCTTGGAGCATTTCTCTTAGTACTAATTTAGACGCTTCTTCTTCGTTCCTTTTTAGATTTTTAGGGAGTTGTTTAAAATATTTAGTTGCTTTCATTTTGAACTCCTATTGATTGCTTTAGCAATAATTCGGTGTGTTCGTATAAATTTGAAAACGGCTTTTTAAATTCCGATATTTCTATAATTACATAGAAATCGTTCTCATATTCTATCATGTCTCCCTTTTTAAAATCTATTTTTTGAAACAATGAACAGAAAGCATTGGCTTTCTCTTGATCGTCTTGTTTTCTATCAATACTCGTATTCTTTTCAAAGTATACTTTCTCAATAACAATTGGTTCATCTGCATAGCCATCTCCGTATCCATTATTTTCACGAATATAAAGTTTTATTGTATGCTGATGAAGTAATTTTCTTGGATCCATTATGGTAGATACCTGAATACAAGACCTGCCTTTTTTAAGTGGCGAACCGCTTTCGGCGATAATTTCTTGTATTCCGCACTTCCTATTTCTCCTGTACTTTTCGAGAATGCTGTTTTTCCTGTATTAATTGAGATGTTTCCGCTTGCCCATTCCAAGTCATTATTTTCTTGATTGTATAATACCTGGTATGCTGTGGCTATTTTTAAGTCATTAGGAGCAGTTTCTTTGGTGTATTTGGTTGATAGTTCACGTGTGTGATAATCTATCGTTTCAGACGCCTCATTAATCAGTATTTTGGTATTTTGATTGTCATTAAAATTTAATCCTGTCAATTCATTCAACTCTGCTACTGTTATGTATTGGCTTCTTTCAATTGCCATATTACCACTCCTTTCTACTTATCTTCTTCTTCAGTTAATTCTTCAGTTAAAGGTTCGGTTAAAGGTTCGGTATTCAATGCTTCGATTAATTTTTCTTTACTAAGTCTTGTATAGCCAGGTATGTTTCTTTCCTTAGCAAGCTCTTTTAGTTCTTTATATGATAATTCTTTATCTTCAGTTTCAGTCACTGTTTCTTTAACTTCTTGAGTTTGCTCTATCCATTCTGTGTCTTTAGCAAGTCTTATATAATCGGCTCCGCCTTTTTCTACATATAAAGCCATTTCTGACCTTTTGTGTTTAAATTTAATCATACTTTCATTCTCCTTCTTTCAATATATTAGTATGCTCCGCCGTTATTAACTTTTTTAATTACACGAGCTGAGTTAGTTATTTTATAAGCGACTACTGATAATACTTGTGCGTATGATCCTAAGAAGTCGATTACATCGATTATTCTTAAAACATCGATTAAGATTAATAATGAGTTAGCGTCATAGTCTCCCATGATTATGTCAACTTTAGTTAAGTCAACAGTTGTTAAAACGTCAGATTGGTTGATGTATTTTGCTGCTTCGTTGTTTAGCAAGTTACCTTCAAGTATAGTTAATCCTAATGCTTGAATTATTCTTCCGTTAGTTCTCATAACATCATCGTTGAACACTGGAGTATAGTCTGTTCCTATGTATTGTAGGAATTTTTCAAATACTTCTGTGCTGAAAATAGCAAAGTTTACATTTCCTTTCGCTTGTCTTACTGCTTTTCTTAATTTTAAGATGTAGTCTTTTACGTTTGTTTTATCAATTGCTGTAGTGTCATCAACTCCTCCTAATTGTAGTGTACTTGATTCTTGTGTCAATGCACATAACCCTGCTGTTTGGATTGCTTCTGATACTTCTTGTAATGCGATTGATACTTCTTCTTCCGCTAAGTCATATCCTACTGCTGCTGCTGCTACTCCTTTGATTTTTCTTGATCTAGGAAACTCATTATTGTATTTGATTTGAATTAAACCGTCAGGTACATCTTTATGTGTAAAGTCTCCACCTGGTGCTTGCGGTACTATTACCTCTACTCCTGGTTTGTGTACGAAGACTTGCCCTGCACTTCCTGTTTGATATTTTGGTGTAAATGTTAAGCCTGGAATTAAAACGCTATCGCCAAATAGATTTGGTTCTACGCTGTCTACAAAGCGATCATCTACGAATTTTTCCCCGAATTTTACGTTTGCCATATTTTTCCTCCTATTTTTCTATTTTCTTTTGTAATTTTTATAATATGGATTGTTTCCATACTTTTTATCCAAAAGTTCCGTTTGTGAAGACGTGTATTTTATATTTTTGTCTTGGTGTCTTCCAAATTCTTTCTTTGTTTGTTTTTGTTCTTCTAATATATTGAGATCAGTTTTGAGAATTGATTGTACTTTCTCTTTTAAAACATCAGCATTGATGGTTTCATCTTTTAAGATTTCGGCGATTGCTCCGTCTCCTTTTAAAATTTTGAATACAGTTGGCGAATATGAAGTGTCTACGTCGATATCTTTATCTTTTAAAACTTTTGATATTTCATCT